GAACAGCAGAGACGTTTCCTGCCGCGACGAATCCAGTGTGCCAGTTGTGAGTGAAGTCCTGCGCTCTGAATTTCAGCGGACGGATGAACTTACTTGCGTCGTTTTCCTCTTTTGTCTTCATTGCACGATCCTGCTGTTTCTTCTGATCGCGCTTTGCCTTTGTTCCTGCTGCAACACACTGCTTGCAACGATTCACGTATGATTTCGAGCGATTCGCGTCAGTGAGAGCGCAACCGCAGATTTCACAATTCTCTTTCATAGTTCTTCTGTTTCTATTTGCTTCTTTAGACTTTCTGCATAATTGACTGCTGACGCAGCGACGAACTCTGGTATCGTACAATTCATCTTTTCAGCCGCGTTCTTCATCGAAAGAAGGACTTCTGGATTCTTCATTATCTGGATATACGATGACATTGCAGCGATCGAAGCGCGTTCGATGAATTCTTTACTTACTTTCATAGTTCCTGCTTTTCAGAGTCGTTCAAGATAGTGATTCCGAGTCCGACAGATACGCAAAGCATTACGATCTGGATATTCAGAGAGATTCTTACGCTTTCCTCATGCTCGTTGGAGTAGTCCAGACAGAGCGTCGGAATGAGATACAGCTTCGATTGTCCTGCACGCTTGATGAAAGCGCGAAGGATGACTTTGTTCTTGATAATTGAAGTGACTGCTGCCATGTGATGTTACTGATTCTGTTTGAATGTTACATACATTCCGTTGTAGTACGGAAGAAGGATCTCGCGTGTCTCTGGAAGGATTCTGACCAGACGTGATGCTTTGCGCTGATGTTTCGTCTTGCGAAGGAAGTTGAACGTCACAGACATCTGTCCGTCTTCACGCTGAATGAGCCAACACTGTTTGATCGCTTTCTTTAGCTTTCGCGGATATTTTCTCTTCCTCTGACTGAACAGCTTCTTCACGTTGCGAGACTGTTTCGCGCCCAGAGACATTTCAAAGTTCATTTCGTATGCCATATTATTGTTTGATAGTTTCCTTCAAGCACCCGATCGCGTTGCGGACGTTCTTTCCTGCTGCTGCGACGTAGATCTTGTCAGCGAAGCTTTCCAGAGAGACCTCGTCTATCTCCGCTTCAACGCTTTCGAGTTGCTTGATGATATATTTTATGTTTTCGTTCATTGATGCTATTCTTCGAGTTTTCGGATTGCTTCGCTGATCTTGATCTGCGCTTGATTCGCGCATATCTGATCGTCGAAACTGCTTGTCCTTATCTTCGAGACAGCTTCGCTTGCTTCACGCAGAATGCTGATGACTGCTTTCTTCCTGCTCATGTCGCTGCCGTTCCGTAGATAACTTGAAGTCCTTGTCCGATCGCGAAGGCGCGTTCACACTGTGCGCCCATGCTTTCAGTCCAGTTGCTTATGAGATAGATTGCGTCACACTGCTTCAAGATCTGCAGGTCGTAGATGATGAAATCGCCCCAGTCTTTGCACTGCTGCTTTTTCAAGTCTTCCGTCTCCCACGGATTGACAGTGTCGAATCCTTTACGTTCCAGACGCTTCTGCGCCTCCTTGAAGATCCTGCGAGACTCCTTTTCGTCGAGTCCGCGCATCTTGCCGCTGATATATACTTTTGGACGTGCCATATTGCTGCTTCGTGATTACTTGATGATCAGACTGTCTTTCAGTTCAAGATACTTTCTGTGCCAGATTGCAGACATTTCCGCTGCTGACAGATACATTCTACGATACTTCTCAACGTCGCGCTTCAATCGCATGTTCTCTGCGAGAGCCTTGCTTGCACGCGCTTCTCTCTCCGTCGCATAGCGTCCTTGCGAGTCGCGGAGACAGTGCTTCTTGTTTTTCCTTGCCTGCTGCTGATAAGCAGGATCGTTGTCGAAAAGACAGTTCATATTGCTTTGAGTTTTTTAAGCGTGCGCTCCGCTGTCCGCGTGAGAAGCGGAGCGCACTTGCTGATTGTTACACTTCGATGATAGGGATCTCTGGCGCGATCTTCTCGATCTTCTCCAGTTCCGCATTGATCAGCTTATCGCGGACTTCCTCGACGATAGCTGCTGCGTCAGCGGAGATCAGTGACAGACGTGCTTGACGCTCAACGACGCGAGCAACGATGTCGATCTGGATCGTCTCTGGATCTGTGCCCTTGAAGATAGGAATCTTCACGTTGAACGAGTCTGGAAGATTCGAGTCAACGACCTTCTTGTAAACGTCAGTGACAGATCCGTTGTCCTTGATCTCGCGCTCAACGTCGGACGTGATCTTCGCCTTGAAGGACTTCAACAGATTGACAAGATCCATATTCTCCGCTGTACTCTCGAAGTACGTGCGATTGATACGGAAGAACTGTCCGAGATCGTAAGGATCAAACTCCGTGTCAGTGTTGATGCCAAAGGACTTGTACTGACGCGAGAGTTCAGCCTTGCCAGTGATGACTTTCGCGTTGCGAGCGTCCGTCTCGTTCACGATCAGCGTCATCTTCACGTTGTCGCGATCGACAAGCAAGTGAGTCCTGCTGTGATCTATCTGATCGTCTGTTGCGTTCCAACGCTTTTCGAGAAACGAGAAGACAGCAGTGATCTGTCCGCTGATCGTAACCTGCTTCGGCTCCTGCACTGGAAGTTCCTTCTTCACTTCGTCGTTGACTTCACGTAGCACGACTTCTACTTTGTTCTGACCCTCTGGGATCGATACATTGAAATTCTCTGCTTTCATAATTTTGATATTAAACTGTTGATGAATATTGTTGTTTGTTAGCTGTGCATCTTTGCGTAGTGCTTACGCTTGCGCTTGTTCTGCTTATCCTTGCCAGTCATGCGAAGCCAGATTCCGTATTCTTTTGGAGAAATACCCCCCCCACCGAACAAGCGAAGACCGCCGTCAGTTGGAAGATACGGATTCATAATCACGTTTGCTCTTGTGACTTGACGTGACTGTTGCGCTTGCTGCTGCGTGTTGTTGTTGTAACGCTGCTGCTGTTGCTCGATCTTAGTTGAGTTGTCAACTGCTGTCTGGACAAGCTGCTGTCCAGTTGGACTTGATGCGATACCGCCTGCTACAGCCAAAGTAGCTGCTGCGATCGTTCCTAAGATTCCAGATTTCTTCTTCATAATGATTCTTTTAATTGTTAATACTGTGCGGATCACATTGCCTGCTTTCCGCGAATGTCTGCCTGAATAGTGACTTGAAGATCCTTTCCGCGTGCTGGCTCTGACGATATGAGATCGCCTTCCTCGTTGTAGAATCCGATCATCTTTTCTTCGAAGTCGATGATCTTGAAGACTTTCTCTCGAACGTCTTGTCCTTTGGACTTGATGTCTGCGAGAAGCTTGCGCTTTTCCTCTTTCAGCGGCTTGATCTCCAGTCCGATCTTCGAGACGTAGTCCTTCTTCTGTTCCTCCAGATCGTTGATCTTGATTGAAGTCTCCGCAAGCTGCGTCTTCTTCTCTGCGAGTGTTTCCGCGTCAAACGGCTTGTGATAGTCCATTTCAACGACTTCGTCTGCGTTGTCAAGAAGGAACTGTCTTCTCTTTTCCAGATCCTTGATGTCTTGTCCTAATTGCTTTTGCATAATTCTGATTTTTTGTTTGTTAATGAAGTGAATTAAAAAGTTTCCATTGCTATTCTCTGGATCTCCGCAAGATCTTCTTCCTTGCAGAATCCGAGACGAAAGAGATTCGAGTTACGAATATCGTCAAGCTTCGCTCCGTTCCTAAGTCTGTCAGCGAACATCTCAACGAGTGCTTCTCTGCCAGTGAGTCCAGTCTGGACTTCGATCTGCATGTGATCGGACGGAGATTCAAGCTGCGACTGCCACCACGGAAGGAACTTCCTGCCGAACTGCTGCAAGATGTCCTGCATGTCGAACTGTGCGAAACTGGACTTGTACTCCGTGATGTAGTTGCCGAAGTAGAGCATCATTGCGTACATACTGCACTGTCTTCCGTACTTCGCGATAAAAAGATCCGCTGCGAGATCCAGAGAATTCTGGTTGTAAGCGTCCTTCGCAGTACACATCGAATAGACTCCGACGAACTGATTGCGGACGATCTGCTTTGCGAGTCCTTGCGTGTGATAGATCTCGTCGATGTTCGAGAGCGACACGGAAGGAGCGTGAAGACACTGTTCCTTCTTCGAGAGCATTGCGCCCCACATTGAAGGAGCGAAGACGCGCGTCAGCTTCTCCGCGCTGTCGAAGTGACTTCTGAACGCTTCCAGATCAGATTTTTGTCTGGCTGATAATTGCAGCTGTCCGTTCGAGTTCTGCACGCTGTGCTGCTTCGATATTGTCGGAAGGACTTGTCCGCTGATAACTTGACTTACTTGCTGTTCCATTCTGATGTTGCTGTTTATAGATTCGTAACCAGTTGTTGAAGTGACTCTGCGAGTCTTTGAGATTCTGATGACGTTTCAGTCCGTTGCATCTGCACTCTGCTGCGAAAGCTTCGAAGATCGCGTCAAGTTCTTCTGGAATGATTCTGTGCTTCATGCAGATCTGTTCGATCCAGATATGACTTGCTTTGAGTTGCTGAATGTCGTTGTCGATGTCATCGTCTTCTTGATCCTGACTCTCGCGCGTGTGCGCGTTATCGTCGTAGATAATATTATTCTTTCTTCTTTCTTCTTTAGTTGTTGTTGCTCTGTTTGTTGCTATGTTTGTTGTTTTGTTGTTGCTTTGTTTGTTGCTGTTTTCTTCAAAGTCTTGATAACTATCGTAATTACAAATAGTTATAAGCGTAAAACGTTTGTTGCTCTGTTTGTTGATTTCGTGCGTCTTTGTTAGTTTCTCTAACGCAGTCCTAATTTCCTGCGTTGAGAGTCCAGTTTCCAGACGCAGTTTCTCGACGCTTGTGACAAGCTGTCCGCGCTCAACGTCACAGATACCCTTCCAGTTTTTTTGCTCCGTGTTCGCTTCGAGTAGCAGATGAATGAAAAGACATTTGACGTTCGTGTCTCTGTACCACTCCCACTGCTTGAACTTGCGATGAAGCTTGATCCAACCGTTCATGATCAGTAAGGAGTTTTAGAGAGTTCGACTTCGATTCCTTTGTCCGCTGCGATGACGTTCTTTCCAGTGAGTTCTCTCACTTCGCGCACGAAACGCTGTTCATTGCTGTTTCCGTTCGACAAGTGGATCAGAACGATGTCGTTCACGTCCGACAGATCGTTGCGCTTCAAGATCTCCTTCGCCGTGTCGATAGACATGTGAGACTCGATGACGCGATTCCTCTGTGCGAGAGTGATCGACTCACGTTCCAGACGCGCGTCAAGAATATCGTCGGCATAGTTCGCTTCGATCATTATCTCCGTCAGTCCGCTGAACGTGTAGTCCAGAGAGACAGTGTCAGTGACGAACAGAAGCTTTCCGAATTCCTCGTGACGGATAAGATAGCCGACACACGGAACGTCATGCTTCACTGGAAACGCTTGTATGTAGAAGCGTCCGACTTTATATCCGCGCCCAGTCTGGATCGTCTTCGCGAACGGATGATTGAAGATGTCGTGACTACTGAACACGTCTTCCAGTGCGAGCGTTGCGACTCCGTTGCTTACGAACGATGCGACGAACTTCGCGTGATCTCCGTGCTGATGCGTGATGACAGCACCAGAGACTTTGCGGA